CCGGGTGCGTGGCCGCGGCGACCACCTCGGTCATCGACTGGGTGCGGATGTCGCGCTCGACCAGCGCGCTGGACCCGCGCGCGGCCACCTCGTAGTCGCCCTTGATCGACTCGTCCGGGTTGTGCTGCATCTCCCAGTCGTAGTACCGGCGGATGTGCGGCTTGGTGATGAGCTCGTCGAACTGGCGTGCCAGGCGCTTGAGCACCGTGTTGGCCGCGTTCATCAGCAGCGTCATGCCGCCGACGGTGTCGGGCGCGGTGCCCTGCTCGCCCTGGGCGATCTGCGGCAGCGCCGTCTCGGCGTCGGCGAACTCCATCGCGAGGCGGATGACCGCCTGCAGGTCCGCCTGGCGCGACGGGATTTCGGCGGCTCGGAACGCCTTGTCGACGTCGACGCCCTTGGGTGCGCGCCACAGCTTGCGCCCGACGATCGCCCAGTTGCCATCGGCCGGCAGCACGTCCTCGGACATGATCAGCTGCACGCCGGAGCTCGCGCCCATGTTGTCCAGCAGCGCGCGCCAGCCGGCGTTGATCGTGCGCTGGGCGTAGCGCATGAGGTAGGGGATGCCGACGCCCCACGGGGACAGGGACACCTTCTCCCACACGAACACGTCGTAGGGAAGGTCGCCGCCGTCCATGGGGTTGAGCGCGACCTTGATGGCGCGGTCGTTGCACATGACGACGATCGCCGACAGCGAGTAGAGCTCGCCCAGCTCCTCGGGGATCTCGACGCCGACGGCCTCGAGGTCCTCGCGGTCGACCTCGCCCACGAACGTCCAGAGCTCGAAGCGCGAATCGGTGAAGTTGCGAAACGCGGTGTCGCCGTAGCCGTCGCCGGCGCGCGCCTGCTCGTAGTGCGACGACCCGGTGCTGGTGACGCGCTGCGGCCCCTCGCGCAGGCACTCGTTGATCGCGCGCCGGTCGAATCCCTCGGTGCGCGCGAGCTCGCGCAGCTTGCGGCCCGAGACGAACTCGCGCTCCCAGACGTGCGCCCCATCCTGGATCGACTCGCCGCACGCCGGGTCGGGGAAAAAGTCCCACGGGCTGATGCGGTAGCTGCCTGGCCGCGTCTCCTGCCGGAACTGCAGCACCCGCACGGTGCCGGTGGCGTCGGAGTGCTTCGCCCAGGTCTTGCTGATCGCGGTCGTGACCGCCGGGCCGCGGATGATGCCGGTGCCGAGTTGGGCGGCGTCCATGATGACCTGGCGCCCGTGACCGACGTAGCCGCACTCCTCGAGGCGGTCCATGATCTGCTTGGCCATGCCCTCGGCGGCCTTGTTCGCTGCGCGCAGGCGCTCGGCGGCGACGTCGCCTGCGGTCAGCTTGCGCTCGCCGGTGGGGTCGTCCGGGTGCGGCAGCGGCTGACCGGTGGCGCCGTCCTTCCAGGCCACGTCGGCGTGCTCGGTGAGCGCCTCGGCGAGTTGCGGCACAGGCGTCGGGCGGATCGACCAGTTGGCCTCATCCGTCGGGAACAGCATCTCCTGCACGCGCGCGGCAGCGGTGTTGGTCTTCTGCCGCGTGAGTTGGACGTAGACCGTTGACCTGGCGCCCTGCTGCACGCCCGTCTTGGGCATCTCGGCCTGGTGGGGCGCGGCCATGGCGCCGGCGCTCGCGACCTCGATGATGCCCTGCGGGCGGTTCCACTCGTCGCGCCCGTGGTAGGCGTCCAGGTCCTCGACCCAGCGGCGCTCGACGCCGGATGCGGCACGCGCCTGCACGGCGAGCGTGCGCTTGTTGACCAGCTGGGCGGCGAACTCGTCGATGCGCAGTTGGCGCTGGACCGCCGGCGAAAGCGCCTGCTCCCCGCCTTCCTGCGGCGGCAGGACGGACTCGGGGACGGCGGCCATGGGGTCAGTAGCCTACGGTGGCGTCCAGGGCGACCATCGGCTCCATCACGACGATGCGCCGCTCCTCGCCCGGCCACGAGAGCTCGAGCGCCGGGTCCTGCTTCTCGTTCGGCTCGAACAGCCTCGCGAGCGCGTCCAGGATGTGGTCGTGGCGCCCGACCGGGAACGGCTTGTACTCGTTCTCGCGGAACTCGTTGACCAGGTCGACCAGTTGCCCGGCCACGTTCGTGTACCACAGCTGGTTCGGGAGCCACCAGCGGCCGGTGCTGAACGACGGCACCAGGCGGCGGATGCGGTTCAGCTTGGGCGTCGCGCCTCCGACCTCGACGATCGGGAAGCGGTACTGCAGCCGCTCCTGTTCGCTGCGGATGTGCTCGATGTCGGCCTGCATCCCGTAGTGCTCGTACCGCACAGGATGCTCGGGTCGGTACTTGCGGTGCAGCCGGAACAGCGCGGCGGTGCGCTGGGAGAGGTTGAGCCGGTCGTAGACCAGGTCGAGCAGGTAGTAGTTGCTGTCGGCGCCCAGCCCGACGACGGCGATCGCGGTGAAGTCGTTCTCCTCCTTCGCGCGCCGGCCGGATGCCGGATCGACGAGGATGACCTTGGTCATGCCGCGCCCGCCGTTGACGTTGGCGTAGAACTGCAGCCAGGCGTCCTTGAACTCGCCGCCGCCCTCGGCGACCGGGCGCTGCTGGTACAGCGCGAGCCAGTCGCGGGCATCGCCGCCGCCGAGGGTCATGCGGATGCGCTGGTACGCCTCGACGCCGAAGCGTTCGGGGACCAACGCCTCACCAGGCTTGCGCCCGAGGAGGTCGTGCTCCTCGGCGAGCGCGGGCAGCTTGATGACGTCCCACTGCTCGTGCTTCAACTCGTCGAGGCAGCGGCCCGTCAGGTCGTCGAGTGCCCAGCGCGTGCCCATGATGATGAGCACGCTGTCCTCGGCCAGCCGCGTGTAGCACACCGACTTGAACCAGTCCCAGATGCCTTTCTTGACTGTCACCGAGTCCGCTTCGGCGCGGTCCTTCAGCGCGTCATCGATGATGAACAGCGTCGAGCCGAAGCCGGTTGCGCCGCCCCTGACGGTGGTGCCCAGGTAGCGCCCGCCGTTCTCTGTCTCGAAGTAGTCCTTCGCGGTAGAGCCCGACTTGATCGAGGCCTCCGGGAACACCATGCGATGCGCCGGTCCTGCGACGATGTCGCGCACCGCACTGCCGTTGAACAGGGCCAGCTCCTCGCCGTAGCTCGCGGCGATGATCTTCGAGTGCGCGTAGCGGCCGAGTGCGTAGGCGGGGAGCTTGCGGCTGACGAGCTCACTGTTGTGCGTCGGCACGAGCTCGCGCCCGACCAGGTACAGCCCGTCCGCGGCGTCCACTTGGATGCAGCGCCCCATCGTCACCTCGCCGCGACGGACTGCGGCAATGCCTCGAGCCCGCTGGCAGCCGGGCGTGCCGACGATGCGCTTGTGCTCGACGCGCGTCGGAATCGGGCGATCCGGCGTGAAGCTGACCTGGTAGACGTCCTTGGTGCCGACGATGCCGGACGACGACACGACGGGCGGGTAGACCGCGGTCGTCGAGCGCCAGCCGAGCGAGCGGATCAACGCCTCAACGTCGCTCGCAAGCGCGGGCTCGGTGGTCGAGTAGCACACGCGCTGGTTGGCCTGGTAGACCGATCCATCGGTGTCGATCAACCCCGCGAGCAACGCCATGCGCTGTCGCTCGCTCGCCAGCAGGAACGTGACGGGAATGTGCTTGCGCTCGTACACCCCGGCCGCGCGCAGCGCGCGCGTGAGCGGGCCGGCCACCCCGCGCGCGCCACCGAACGACGTGGTATCGACGCCGGTTGTCGCGTGCGTCCAGCGCCGCGTCTGCGGGTAGACCTCGCTTATCGCCTCGATTACCGGGGCCTTCTCTCGGCAGTGCGTCAGGTAAGGTGCGCCGAGCGATCCGTCTCCGAGCCAGGCGCCGAGCGTGTACGGGTCGACCGGCAACTCTGCATCACGCATCTGCAGCGGCGCGCGCGGCGGCAACTGGAAGCGCGCCCTGGCACCGCGCTTGCCTCGCCCTGGCATGAGGTCGAGCGGTCGACCGCGCCGGTCGCGCAGCGACTCAAGCCAGCCTGTCTCCACAGTCCGCCACGAGCGCGCGTCACGGCTGTAGACGGTCCACTCGTGCCGCTCATGGCACCGGATCACCGTCCCGTCGGTGAGCTCGACCTCGCAGTCCTGGGGCGCCGCCGGCCCGACCGCCAAGACCTTCGCCGGCGCGCCGTCAGGCCCGAACACCTGGTCGCCCACGCGCAGCGCCCCATGGATGGTCCAGCCGCGGTTCGCGGTCAGGACCGGCGTGTCGTCGGCGCAGGCCTTTCCCGTCTGCGGTGGCGCTTCGACGATGATGCGGCCAGACCCGCGCGCGAGCGCCGCAGCCAGCTTGCGAGCGACGAAGCGGTGATAGGCGTTCGGCCGGTAGTTGCGGTCGACGAAGCACGAGTAGCCGATCACGTCGTCCCGGCAGGCTGCGGCGAGTGCGCGCAGCGCCTGCTGGCTGACGGTCATCCGCCCCTCGACTCCCGGACGCCGTCGATGATCGCGTTGGCCGCGCGCACCGCGTGGTCGTCGTCCATCTCGATCGGGGCCACTGCCACGCCCCCGGAGTGCCGCACGTTCGTCACGGACCCGTACACGCGAGGCGCCAGGCGCTCGGCTCGCCACTGGTAGGCGCCCAGCACGACGCGCCCCGCCTGGGGGTCCATCGCGCCCTGCCGGACCGCCTCGGCGACCTCCATGATCCGGTCGTCCATCACGTCGCCCTGGGCTTCGCGCGCGCTCGCATACGCTGCGGCAAAATCGGGGTCAGATCGCAGCCAATCCATGACGGTGCGCCAGGCGGGCATGTGACCGTCGCTGCACAGGCCGCGCAGGGATTCGCCGGCGGAGATGCGCTCGAGGATCTCGTCGATGATCTCGGGCGTGCGGATCGTCTGGCCGCCGCGGCGCCTGGCGACGGCCTGGGCGGCGGCAACGGCGGCCTCTGCTGCCCTCTTGGCGGCTTTCGGGCGAGCGCCGGCCGCCTTGGGCGGTGCTGCCGGGTCGCGCTGCTTGGCCAAAGTCACGCTCCAATGACTGAGGCCCGCCGGGTCGGGTGACCGGGCGGGCCTCTGGGCTGCGGGGAGCGCGCTTCGCGCAACTTCCCCCCACCGGCGTCAAGCCTACGTCGGGAGCTTGGCGGGGGTCAAGCGTGGCTTTTCGTGAGCTTGAGCTCCAACTGCCACAGCAGCACCCTGCGCGCCCTGGCCAGCCGCAGGAGCTCGTCGGCCAGCCCAGG